CTATGCTCCAGGCACTGTTTTGGTGTTCGGCGGCTTGGCTGAAGTGACTCGAGCCACAGAACCGGGTGATACCAGAATTGCTGGTGTGGTTTCTACCAATCCTGCGCATGTGATGAATGCAGGACTCAATGCAGCCAATGTAGCTATTGTGGCGTTGACTGGTCGTGTGCCAACATCTGTGGTGGGCAATGTACGCAAAGGTGACATGATGGTGTCAGCAGGCAATGGTGCTGCTCAAGCTTGTGCCACACCGGCCATGGGCTCTGTGATTGGCAAAGCCTTGGAAAACTTCACTGGAGAATCAGGAATTATTGAAGTTGTGGTTGGCAGACTGTAAGTACAAAAAGGATCGCAAATGCCAACACTAGGACCAGGAATCACAATTGGGCCGGGAATCACCACCAGTTTTGGCGTTTCGCAAAACAGCTTGGTACTGGATCTCAACACCAATGCCACTTTGAGTTATCCTGGTTCTGGAGCCAGTTGGTTTGATACCAGTCCGAGTAAACTGGTCATGTCAGGCAATGGCAGCTTTATCAGTTCTGGAGCCAATGGTCTAGTATCTGGAGCCACTTGGAGCACAGCTACCACAGACATCCTGAATAATGATCTGCACTCAATTTTTTTTATGATTCGATTCAACTCCACTGGAACATATCCAGCAGGGGTCACTGGCGGTTGGGAGCAAATTTTTAGTTATAACTCTGCTGGGTCAGATCGTTCGCCGGGGGTATGGCGTTATCCTAGTCAGCGCTACATTCATTGGAGATACGATCCAGGCAACAGTGGTACAGACTTTGGACCTGACAGCATAGGTGGACCAGGAACTGAATTTGCGTTAAACACTTGGTATTACGTAGGTGTGACCAAAAATGGTGGCACAGCAACTGCCTATGTAAATGGCACCAACCTTGGCACTCAATCGGTATCAAATCCAAAAACTGCAGGTACATCTCCGGTATACCTTTACCCGTACTACACTAATCCTTTGGCCAATCTCAATAATCTTTTAATCTACAACCGAGTGTTGTCCGACGCCGAAGTTAGTCAAAATTTTACCGCCATCAGAGGCATATACGGAATATGAAATGCCAACACTAGGACCAGGAATCACATTAGGCCCAGGCGTTTCAATGACCAATGGTATGTCTCAGGATGGTCTTGCTCTCGATCTAGATGCCACCAATGCCACTTCAACTAGAGGACAAAGATCGTTAATTAACTGGAACAACTGGACATTGGGTAGTGGTGGAGTAGCAGGATACAATCAAAATGGCCAAACTGCTGAAAATGAACGTGTATCTGCTACCAATCCTTTTAGTTACAGCGACATAGTATGGGAAGCTCGGCCGTTGGCTCAAACCAACGACGACGGCGGCTGGAATACGGACTGGTTCAATATAGACAATACCAAGCTGTATCGTTTCAGTGTGTGGGTACGCAGGACGAGCTCCACTTCAGGCGGAACTTTTTATTTTGGTATGTATGCCAACGGCGATGGTAGTCGTCGCATGGATAATTCAGCCGTAGAAGGAAATGCTTATTGGGAATGTTCAGGTACCAGTTTGCTGTCGCAGAATCAATGGTATCTTTGGGTTGGGCACGTTTATCCTTGGAACACTGCTGAAACTGGAAGAAATCCTGCCACTGGGTATTACACCGTCGCAGGTAAAAAAGTTGGCAACATCAATGGCTGTAACATTGGTACAGGTGATCTAAAATGGAGTTCTAACTCCACACAAGGAATTCACAGAACTTATCTTTACTATTGTGCAGACAATACCACCAGGTTACAATTTTATCAACCCAGGGTTGATTTGATTGATGGCACACAGCCTAGCATAGATGATCTTTTGTTTAACGCTGGGTCAACTTGGTATGATGTCAGTGGCAAAACAAACAATGCTACAATGTACAGCTTGCCAGCGTTCTCAACTAGCACAGGATATTTCTCTTTCAACGGCACAGCAAACTACGGCACTGTGATCAATAATTCTACTCTCAACTTTGCTTCTGCGCAAACTTTACAAATTGTCATGCGACACAGCTACACATCTGGCCGGCGCAATCCTTGGAATCAGGCATATGGTGGATATGGCACTTGGACCCACGAAAACGGCGATACAATAAGTCAATATTTTGGAAATGCCGGTGGCGATAGTGATCCATATGTTGGTATCAGCAGTCCTGCTACGCCTAGAAATGTGTGGAATGTAATGTGTGCAGTCAGGAGTACCACACAATATAAATGGTATATCAACGGAACTTTGTCTTCGACTAGTTCAAATCCTTATGGCACTTTGGCTACCACAGGAGCTAATATTACCATTGGCAATGGTTATGCTGGATATTGGCAAGGAGACATGAGTAGAGTCACGGCTTACACAAGAGCTTTGACTGATGCAGAAGTAGCACAAAATTTCCAAGCAATTAGAGCACAATACGGATTGTGATATGGCAGTAATTGGACCAGGAATAACTATTGGAGCAGGCGTTACGGTAAATCAAGGCGTGCTGAGTGACGGCCTGCAATTGTACTTGAACGCTGGAACCTATGCAGGATCTGGAACCCGCTGGCAAGACCTCAGCGGTAACGGTAGAAATTTTACATGGGCCAGCACACCGTCATGGACCAGCGCAGGCACAGCCAGCTATTTCTCAACGCTGGGTAATCTGGCAGTGGGGCCTGCATCCAATAGCTTTGGTATAACCAATACGTCTGGATACACAATATTTTTGGTCATGATGCAAAACGCTTTGGTATCAACTGCGGCATTCAAATTCTATGGCGATGTTCCTTTCAATCGAGGCATTTTCAGTCACTGTACTTGGAGCGACGATGTTGTTTATTTTGACCAAGGCGGCTGTTGCGATTCGGACACCAGAACTTATGTGGCCAGCGGCGGATCACAAACATGGAATGTGTGGACATTCCGTCGCAATACCAACAGCAGCAATAGATACATATTCAAAAATGGCAGTGTGTTAGCGACTAACACAGCCGCAGCAGCCAATATCAACCTCAATGCCACTGCTGCAAATCTAGGAGGTTCTGATGAATATGGCGGCAATAGTTCAACTTGGAACGCACGATTGGGTGCGTTCATTGTGTACAACCGTGGATTGTCTGACAGCGAAGTATCTCAAGTGTATAACACTGTGAGAGGTAGCTGGTCAATATAATGTCCCGCAGTTTGCAATACAATTAATATTGTGACTCAACTGCAACCAGTTTATTTTGCACTGCATCAATGTTCACAGTGTTCCACAAGCCAGGATGCATGGGCCTAGGCCAAGTGCCAGCAGTGATCCATGCATAGCCGATATGTTCATCGTTGAGCACAGGCACAAATTCGCAATCTAGCACACACACCCAAGTGTGATATTCAAACACACTGTCAGCTGATGTGAATTTTTCGAGAGGAATTAGTCTGAGGTATTGTGGAAAATGTCCCAGTTCTTCCACACACTCTCGTTCCATACCACCCAGCAATGTTTCTCCGGGCTCAACTTTGCCTCCAGGCAGGCCCCAGGTACCTGGATGTTTTGGGTCGTTGCGCAGCAGGTAAAGGTAGCGCCCAGTTTCACGAGCCAAAAACCAAACACCCACTGCTTTTACAGTACCAGGCTCCATGCTCCGGGAGGGTACACTCCTTGATAACTTTTTATCCATTGTTCGCCAGTCCATTCATACTGTGTGCCAGTAGTTATGTTGGTTACATACTGCACAGCAGTTTCGTCCTGGCTGACAAAAACCACTCTCCAACGTGTGCCGTTCCACTCAATGATGTCATTGGCGTGAGCAATCAGTGGTTGACCGCTTGTGCCGTCCCACGCAGTGGGATTGTCCACATTGTCAAAATCGCCTGTGCCTTCTGTTAACAAATATCGCACTCCTGTAACAGGTGTTGGTAACCCTGCTCCTGGCCCACTGAGTCTAGGATCAATGATAGCATCAATAGGCGCCAGTGTGTTTTGTGGTGCGGTATCAGGATCAGGTGTAAAAATTACCAATCTATCATCGTCGGGATTGATCACAATGGTTCCGATGATAGGATTGGCTGTATCAGGAGCAGCAATAGCTGGCTGGTTCAATCGAATTTGACTGATACCTGGTCTCAGCACACCAAACGCAGAAATCACAGCAGGCCACAACAGCGGAGAATCTGCCACAATGGCAGTGGGGTTGAGATTGTCGTAGTCGCCGTTGGGCACAATGGTTGGATTGTACAGTATCTGTATCTGATTATTAATGACCACCAGTTTGTAGTTCCAAGGAGTAAACATTTGCCTGGTGCCCAGCAGTAAATCATTGTTGGTGACGGCATCCGCAGCATCACCATTGGCATCAAATATGCTAGCCACAATTCGCTCAACCACACCCAATTTTTTCACTTTGGCCGGAGAAGAAATCCATATGGGCATTGAGAATTTGATACTGGCAATGTCAATGGGATTTTCAGTGCCTTGTGGAATGGTTCTAGAACTCCAGGTCAATTGATCTAGGTACATCACACTTAGACTTGACCAGTCAATGTAGTTGTCGGTGTTTTGTATTTCAAGGCTGGGGTTAAACAGTGTGAGAATCTGTTCCAACAATTGCAGCTTTTGGTTGGTGTTTGATGTCCAAATATCCAGTGTGACACTGAGCTTGTAAGGCACAGGCATCAAGCGTTCAATGGTAAAAGCATTGCCCTGAGTGGTCTCGTAGGTCTCAGTGGCAGTGTCGTAGGTACGTTGGCGCACATTGATTTTGTCCACAAAGTATGGTTCTTGAATTCTGGGACGGTCGTATTCAAGATTGTTGATATAAAAGGTCATCAACGGAGTAGATGGCAAGGAGCTGGCAGAGTTTTCTTGTATGATGGTTTGAGCATTGCGGCTGGCATCACCGTAACGCACAGGCACACGCAACAGGCTAGCATTGTTGACGCCATCAGTTTCGTTGCCGTACTCAATTTGAAATCCTGAAAAGATTCTGGTAAATTGCAGTAGAAACCTGCGTATTTGGGCATCGTAGAAGAACTGATTAATTTTTATTCCCCTGTTTATCTTGAAAAAGGTGGTGGTGGGTTCGGTGGCAAGAAGCCGCCTTGATCACCATTGTCTGCTTTGGGTTTGAGAGCTTGACTCAAGCTTTGGCGCTGTGGTATAGCACCCAAGTCAGTGGTATTGGTAGTGTATGTATTGTTCACAAAGCCTGAGCGCTGAGTTTGATTGCTTGGTGCATTGTTCAAATTGGTGCGTACTTTTTCTTCAATCTTGATCCATCGACGTCCGTCATATCTAAACAGTCTATTGGGCTTGTAGTCCAAGCGCAGGCAGTAATCGCCCGAAGCAGGATTGGCGGGAAAAGCCACGCCCGGAATCACAGGCAAGCCATTGGGTGCCTTGCCATCTCCTGTGAGATAGCCCATGGTATAGCCATCTGATTTAGGCGTAACATTCATGCCTCCTTGTGTGCCGTCTACAGTGGTGTTGCCGCTAACAGTGAGACTGTTGGGGTTGGCCGGCTGACCACCGTCTGTTGTGGCCACAATGTAGAATTTTTCTACGTCATACCCGCTGAGAGGAACTTCTACGTCAGCTTGGGTCAAGATGTCGTCATTGATTTGCTGATCTTTGGGCCTGGTGCTCTGCATGTCAGATATAGTGGGCGGAGTATACAGTGTCCAGTAGGTATTGTTTGTGATCTCAGTGCCTGCAGGCACATTTTGTATGGCTCTGTAATACACATCGCCATAGTTGACCACACTGCCCATGGGGTAAAAGTCGCTGGGATCCCATATGTATTCGGCCACAAATGGTTTGCTCAAAATACTGTTGTATTCTTGTGCATTGGCCAATGGGGTGGCTTTGACACGCCATAGGTGCGGTAGCCAAGTTTGGCTAAAGCCTTCAGAAGCAAAATTGGCATCCTGTATCACATAGTATCTAGGCAGTGCCAAGGGCAATGCTGCATTCAAAGGATTGTAGTCTTTGAGATTGGGCACTTCAATTACATCACCGTTCATCAGCTTGCGACCCAGGGTATCAATCATGTCGTTGTAATGAAAAGTAATAAACAGGGTATCAGAGTTGAGAAAAAGGCCAAACTGTGTGAGATCAAAATCTACATCTTGAGTACGGTATACACCACGCATGACATAAATGTTGGGAGCGTATACTCTGTCACGGTTTTCCAGCAACAGCAAGTCTTGAATGTTCAGCGGACTCTGATCTTCGTAAATGGGCTGCGTGGCATCAAAATTTCCACTAAATGCTGAATCTTCGCCACCGGTTTGCGGGCCCAGATACTTGTGGCAAAATATATCTAAGCCACCAACTGTATACATCTCACTTATAGTTCGGTCCAAAAATTGGTAATCGCGAGTTCGATTTGGGCGGTATAGGCTTAAACGTGGCATGGTCAAGTATTTATGGGCAGGTTGACTAATAAATCCAATGCTGCTACAATTTGGCAATGAAAGTGGTCAAACTCAACCGCAGATTCAAGCAGTTCAGAGAAAACGGGCACACTGTGGCCATACGTTTTCCTGGCTACAGTGCGCAGGCCAGCAAGGTTGAACAATTTGTAAGGCAACGTCTGGGCGGCCCTGGATACGATCGCCAGGCCGACTGGTGCGGCTATTTTGGCGCTGCCAATGGACATTCTGACCGCAAAACTTACTGGATCACATTCCGCAATGAGGCAGACCTCACTTTGGTAATGCTTTCACTTGACTTGACCAAAATTGCTTGATTTGCTATAATTACTGTTTGCCATCAGGAGACTCAATGAAAACTGCTGTTCTCAAACCTTTGAATCCTCGTAGTGCTGATACCAAATACGTAGGTGACGAGCCGCTGTGGCGCGAACAACCCACACACAACCGATTTGCTGTGCTTACAAGGGCATTCAACTGGTATGGCTACTTCTACGGCAAAAAAGAAGCCAAAGATTTCATTGCCGGCTATTTGGATCGTCGTGAACGTGTGCGTGATGCTCGACAAATCAGAGCCACACCCGACAGTCAAATACGGCTCACTCCTGGCTGGCTGTGTCGCATGGCAGACATGGGTTTGAATTTGGATAAACACGAGCAGATCAAACTAGACAATATGATCAGCGAAATTTTGGCTCATCGAGAACAGCCTGCCCAGCAGACCGCAGTAGCGGAACCTGAACCCACCAACCGCTTGACCATTCAAGATCGCTTGCGAGAAAAAGTGTCTGAGTGCTTAGGCGATATGGAAGGCATGTTTGATGAGTTTGTCACAGCAGGTGCCAAGCTGACAGCCGACTACAAACCTGTAAGTCTCATGCGCAGTATGAACATTGCTCCGCAGCTGACCAGCATGATTCGTGATCATTGGACTCGTCGCTTGACTGAGTTTGATCAGGCAGTGGCCGGCGAAGACCCGCAGATTGCACAGGCTTACAGCCACCTTACCAAAACACAGCTCAAGAACTGTGTGAAGTTCTGTGAGTTGGTAATCAGTGATTGTGGTGCCTATGTACAGATCAAGAAAGTGGAACGCAAGCCTCGCAAGGTCAAGCCTGTCACGCCAGAAAAACGTGCGGCCAAGTTCAAAATTCAGACTGAGTTTGCTGAACTCAAACTTCGTAGCTTACCAGCAGCTCAACTGGTGGACAAGAGCGAAGCCTGGCTTTACGACACCAAAAAACGCAAGCTCATACACTTGGTGGCCGACAGCCATGCACAGGCATTCACTGTCAAGAACAACACTGTGATTGGATTCTCCACAGTGGAAACTGTGCAAAAGACCTTGCGCAAACCTGCAGAGCAACTGAAAACCATCACTGCCGCAGGTAAGCCGGCAGCTCGCAAGGCCTTCAAAGAAATTCGTGCCACAGAGACTGCATGGAATGGTCGTGGCACAGATACACTGGTCATTCTCAAGAGTTGGTAAATAGAGGGTGAGACCCAATATCATAGACGAGGATCCCAGCGATCCTCGTCGTTTTGTGCCCAACATCGAATTTTACATCACCAATGTGTGCAATTTGACCTGTTCAAATTGCAACCGTTTCAACAACCACAATTTCAGTGGATGGCAGCGTTGGGCAGATTATGCCGATGTATACCAACAATGGGGCCAACGCATACGACTGCAACGCATCACCATCATGGGTGGCGAACCTTTGTTGAATCCCACAATCTTAGACTGGATAGATGGAATCAATGGCATATGGAACAAATCGGTGCAAATATTGACCAATGGCACTAGGTTAAACCATGTGCCTGGGCTGTATGATAAATTGACTCGTTCATTTGACTCAGAAAATGCCAGTATAAGAAATTGGATTGGGGTAAGCCTGCACAATGCCAATGATCGCAATCGTTGTTTTGAAACCATTAAACAGTTTCTCAAAGGACCTGTGGATTACATACACAAAGATGATTCACGAAACGTAAACAATGCTTACACCATGGGCGGCGATCATGCTTTTGTTGACAGCAATGGTGTGAAAATTTGTGTATGGGAATATCAAGATTTCTATACCGCTGCTGTGCAAAGAAGTCAATCGGGACGATTTGTGTTGTTCGACAATGACCCCAACGAGGCTCACAGCGGCTGCGGGTTTGTGCGGTACAACTGCCATCATTTTGCGCATGGCAAATTGTACAAGTGCGCTCCGGTGGCCTTGTTTCCAGAATTTGATCAACAACATCAGTTTGATATTTCTGATCAAGATCGACAGACAATCAACGGCTATAGACCCTTGACAGTGGATGAGTTTTATAGTCGTGGCCAAGAATTTTTAGGGAATCTTGGCAATGTGATACCCCAATGTAAATTTTGCCCGGTGAGCAGTCAATTTCAAATGAACAAACTGTTTGCAGTGAGTAAAAAATTAGGAGCTGTCAGTGGATACGATTAAAGTGATTGCAACTTTTGGTGACAGTTGGCCAGGCGGCGCAGAATTGGGTTCTGGCAAGGCTTATGGTCATCTTTTGCAAGAGAAATATGGTTTTGATCAGTGGTACAACTACGGCATGGGTGGCGCCAGCAATGAACATATGTTGTTTCAATTTCAACGGCACATCAAAGAAGTGCATCAGCCCAACCATCAAACCACTGCAATTTTTTTCTTGACCAACCCAGGACGCACTGTGCAATGGCCTTTGTTCATGAGCACTCAAACTGATCACGAAGATCTCAAAAAAGTCATTGTCCACTTATTCAGCACTGAAAATGAAATCATGCGGTATAATTCTACTGTGAGTGCCTTGCAGTTTT